AACCAAGTTTTGGTCAGAGGATTTTATTCCTGTGACTAAAGCTTTTGCAGTTCGACGTTTGGCTTCGGGTGATTGTGAAACTCAGGATGTATTTAATTTATCCAAGAGTGAAAATTTTCCCATCGAAGCGTTGAATATTGCGCCGCGCGTTTACTGTGGTCTTGGACCACGTGAAACTAAAGCAGGTGATTGTGGTGGTTTAGCTATTGCTGACACACCACGGGGACCTGTTATTTTAGGTATCCATACTTTAGGGTATGGACACCAATGTGGGTTTCTTTTTGTGCCAAAAGTGGCATTAGAAGAACTCATTACTAGCCAGAAACGACTTACCGGTTTGACCGTGGAAGTTCAGGGTGGTGGAGCACCAATGTTAGAATGTGGTGTTTATTCCAAAGTTTTGACAGAACCTCACCATAAGAGTGTGGTTCGTTATTTGGAAACAGGTGTTGCCAACGTTTATGGCTCTTTTGCTGGGTTTAGGCCCAAACCAAAGAGTCGTGTTTGTGAAACACCTTTGTCTGATCCCATGTGCGATCATTTTGGTTACACCATTAAATATGGTGCTCCAGTGATGGCAGGGTGGGAACCTTGGAGGAAAAATATCGTTGAGATGGTTAAGCCCAATGTGACACATGATCGTCTTGTGTTACAACACTGTGTTAAACAATTCACAAAGGATATTTTAGCAGGTTTACCTGCTGGCTGGGAAAAAGAATTAGTTTTTCTTTCTCCACGTGCCAGCGTTAATGGTCTTCCTGGCGTAAAGTTTGTGGATCGTCTCAATGTGAGCACATCTATGGGTTTTCCATGGTCTTGTAGCAAGAAGAAATTCTTGCATTCAGACCCTGATGAATTCTATCCAGAAGGTGTGGCTTTTTCGCCTGAGGTTTTGGAACGTGTGGACGAGATTTTGGGAAAGTATGCTGAAGGAAAGCGTGCTTTTCCTGTTTACACGGGTCATTTAAAAGATGAAGCAACTTCTTTTACCAAAATTGATAATAAGAAGACTCGTCTTTTTACCGGTGCTCCAGTAGATTGGAGCATCGTAGTACGTTCACGTTTGTTGACTTTCGTGCGCCTTCTTCAGAAGAACAAGTTTGTCTTTGAAGCGGGTCCTGGCACTGTTTGTCAATCAAGTGAATGGGGTTTAGTGCATGAGTACTTAACTGCATTTGGTGATGAACGTATTGTGGCTGGAGATTATGGTAAGTTTGATAAGCGTATGATCGCTGACTTCATTCTTGCTGCTTTCCAGATTATAGCTCATGTTTATGAGGCTGCGGGTTTCTCACCAGAAGAAATCCGTGAAATTATGTGTATTGGAGAGGATGTTGCCTTTCCAGTAGTAAGTGTGAATGCTGATTTAATTGAATTTTTCGGCACAAATCCTTCGGGACATCCACTTACTGTTGTCATCAATTCTTTGGTGAATAGCCTCTATATGAGATACTGTTACACCATGTTGAATTCTGATCGTTCATGTGCAGATTTTAAATCTAATGTGCACTTATTTACGTATGGGGATGATAACATTATGGGTGTCTCTGAACGCACGTCATGGTTTAACCATACGGCTGTTCAGTCTGTTTTAGCCACTATTGGTGTTGAATATACCATGGCTGATAAAGAGTCGGAGTCGGTGCCATATATTAGCATTAATGATTGTCAGTTCCTCAAACGCAAATGGCGTTTTGATGAGGATGTGAAGGCTTGGCTTTGTCCTTTAGAGGAAGAGTCAATCCATAAGTCACTCACTACGTGGGTGCCTTCTAAGTCAATCGATAAGTACGCGCAAATGGTTGCGGTGATATCGAGTGCAAATTCCGAGTATTTCTTTTATGGAAAGAAAATATTCGAACACCATCACATGTTTTTCAAAAACATTCTTTTACAAGAACCCTTTGATAAGTATGTGACGGATTCAACACTCCCAGGGTGGGATGATCTCGTTGAGAGATTCTGGCGAGCATCGAAAGATGTATCCCCCACGCAGGCTGGGCCTTGGCCGGTCTTGTCTGTTGAAAAATTGGTCACAAAATAGTAATAATAAGAATAATAATAAAAGTGTTGAGGTAGTCACTGGAAGAACTACCACTTGTCTTATGGGAAAGGATAACCCATTTGAACATTTCATTAAGAATTCCAAATATTTTAAACTTCAATCTGCTACTATGGAAGAAGCAGAGGCTGTTATTACCAGTGAAGCCATTGGAAGCTCCACTGTTACCGAGCAGACAGTCACCTTTATAGATAATGAAGGTGGTGTTTGCGTAGATGCTCCATCGAGCACAAACAATGTTGCCTTAGTTGATGGTACAGAAGATATTGGTCTTGGCAGTTTTCTGTCTCGACCAACACTTATTGAAACATTTACTTGGACAACATCCAGTACAGTTGGTGTCATTGACACCATAAAACCCTGGTATTTGTTTTTAAACAACACTCAAATCAAAAAGAAGATTGATAATTACGCTTTTTTGCGTGGTAATCTCAATATTAAAGTTGTGTTGAATGGTACACCCTTTCAATACGGTATGTTGCGAATGTGTTATTCGCCACTTTTGGGTTTTGTTGGAGACAAAATTACGTTGCCTCCAGTTGGAAATGCACATTTAATTCCTTATTCACAACAACCAGGTTTTTATCTTTATCCACAAGCAAATGCTGGTGGTGAGATGAAATTACCTTTTTTTTTACATAAAAATTGGTTGGACATCACGAGTGCAAGTGATGTTCAAAATATGGGTACATTAAATTTTTTAGTTTATAATTTTTTGCGTACTGCTGTTACTGGTGGAACAACGGCAGTGACAGTGCGTGTTTATGCTTGGATGTCTGATGTCCAATTGATGGGATCAACATCCAAATTAGTGTTGCAAGCTGATGAATATGGCAATGGCCCTGTTTCAGCACCAGCTTCAGCATTGGCATCTATTGCTCAAACTCTTACACACGTCCCTATTATAGGACGTTTTGCAAGAGCTACAGAGATTGGTGCTTCTGCTGTGTCAAAAATTGCAACTTTGTTTGGTTATACCAATGTACCAGTAATTGATAATGTTCATGGTTTTATACCAATGAATGGTCCTTTATTGGCTAGTGCACATATTGGCACACAAGTTCAAAAATTGGCTTTAGACCCAAAACAAGAACTTAGTGTTGATCCAAGTCCACATGGCATTGGAAGTGCTGATGAACTGAGTTTGTCATATCTCAAGACAAAGGAATCTTTTTTCTCATCAACATCTTGGTCTACTTCAGATGCTGATGGAACTCAGTTATGGAATACGAGAGTCAATCCATTTTTACCCACATGTGAAAATATTGTTAACACTCTTTCAGCAACTGTGGGAAGACAGGTATATCATGTACCATTGTCTTATGTGGGCTCCATGTTCAAACATTGGCGAGGTGATATTATAGTGCGTATTAAGGTTGTTTGCACAAAATTTCACAAAGGTCGTTTGAAAATTTCTTACGATCCTCGTGGTGATATCACTACCAGTGATCCAGCAGAAAATGCTGTTTACACTGAGATTTTGGATATTGGTGAGAAAGATGATGTGGAGATAAGAATTCCATATCATCAAGATCTGCCATGGTCCAAAATTGACCAAACATTGACAAATAATTGGTCAGTTGGTAATGCTAATGCACCGCGTTTGGGTATTGATAATGGTGTCATTTCCGTTCGTGTTTTGACTTCATTGACAGCACCTGTGTCGGGTTCGATTGATTTAGATTTTTTCGTACGTGGAGCTGAAAATTTTGAGTATGCCAATCCAGCAGGTCATATTGGACCTGATAGTACAAATATTGTGCCCAGTTTCTTTCAGTTGCAGGCTGATGATCACACTGATGTTGTTTCAACACAAATGATCATGGGTACTCCTGCTAAAACTGGTGTTGATAGATATGCCTTGAATTTTGGGGAGTGTGTTGGTTCTTTGCGGAACATTTTACACAGATACTCCATTCAAGATGTTGTCAATACCAATAATGCTGACACTGGGTATTCCTTTTATTTGTTTAATAAAGTGTTGAGGCGTATGCCATACACTCCTGGTTATCAAAGTTCTTGGCCAACTTCTGCCAACAAAATTGTTGCCGCCACTGGTAATAGCCCATTTGCCTTTAACACTATGCATCCAATGCCTTGGATATCTGGTTTGTTTTTGGGATATCGTGGTGGCACCAATTTCAATGTGACTGTTTCGTCCGATAAATATAATTTTATGGATGATATTAAGGTCTCTCGATTCACGGACACTTCTTTGAACACTTCTGGTCGAAGATATATGTTTTATGAATCAAATTTGGTTACTGGAGCAACTGCTAGTGCTCGATCCAATTTTTTGGGAAGAGCGTCAGTTGTTCGTGATGGTTTGGCTGGTTTAGCCATTACATCAAATAGAACAAATGCTAGTGTAACATTTAATCTTCCTGATTATAATAACAGGAATTTTTCATTAGTTGATCCAGCAAATTATGTTCTCGGATCATCCGTGGACGGAACTGATGAACAGGGAGCACTTTTGCAACTCATTGCAAAAGCGAATAGTGATGCCGAAGTTAGTGGCACACGTAATCTCACTGTTCAAACAGCAGTTGGAGCTGGTGTTGATTTTACCTGTCTTTTCTTTCTCTGTTGTCCTACGGTCTTTTATCAGACCGCTAATCTTGTGCCTATTTAGGCATATTTTTCTTTTAAATACATTTTACATGTCTTTTTCTTTTAAGCATAAAAACGTACTGTTGTAGTCAGTGCGACGTTTTGCTGCCCTTGGATGGGGTTTAACGATAAAATCCACACTTGTGGTTGTCTTTTATATTTAGAGTTTTGTACTCAGTGGGCAACCACTGAGGAAATTTTGCTCGGATATGAATTACAACATTTTCACGGGTTGTGTTTATAAATTGCAC